TTAAGGTTCCTGGCGTTGGTACAGCCGCAATGAATATTCTAAATATTGCCGGAAAGAAAATGGCTACAACAACTCTTGAGAAGTTGGTTGCTGGTGAAAAAGCAGTCACTGACCCGTCCGGCAGGATTATGGGAACAGTTGGCGAGGGCGGCGCATACACTGGCCGAACTGACTTTAAGCCAACGACTACTATTTTGGCCCCAAGTGAACCAGAGCCAGAAACAGTTAGGGCTGATGTGACGCCAGAAATCACACCAGAGATTACGCCTGAAGTTACGGCTATGGCTGACGATACTATTTTAGGCAGAGGTCGCAGACGGACAAAGCGTGCTGGTCCTGCTGGCACTATGGAAGAAGTTGGCATATTGGTGCGTGGCGCTGGTCCGCGCAGGACTGTATAGGAGATAATTATGGGTTCATTATTTAGTCCACCTTCAATTCCGGCTCCACCTCCCCCGCCTCCACCACCGGCAGAGGCTGATTACGAGCGTGCAGCAGCTTTATCTGAAGAGGCAATGGCAGAAGAGCGCAAACGGCGCAAAGGTCGTGGCTCGACTATTGTTGCTGGGGCTTTGGGTGAACAGGCCGCGCCTACAGGCGGCGCACCAACATTATTGGGGTAAAAGATGCAAGACATAGCTAAAAGCCTGATAAGCCGTGCTAACAGTATTATTGCGCGGCGAGATAACTGGGATACGCATTATCAGGAATTAGCTGATTACATGCTGCCCCGCAAAGCGGACATTGTTAAGAAGCGCTCCCGCGGTGAAAAGCGCATGGAGCTTATCTTTGATGGAACAGCCCTGCAAGCAATCGACTTGTTGTCTGCAAGTTTGCATGGGATGTTGACCAGTGGCGCTACGCCTTGGTTCCATTTGGATATGAAAGAAACGGACATTGGCCGTGATGATGATGTGCAGGAGTGGCTGCAAGACACATCAATGCGGATGATTAGGGCGTTTAACCAGTCAAACTTTGAAACAGAAATCCACGAGATGTATGTGGACCTAGTTGTGTTTGGCACTGGCTGTATGTTTGTGGAGATGGACAACGGCCAGCTACGTTTTAGCACACGCCACATTTCTGAGTTCTATCTACAGGAAAACCAGTACGGCTTGGTTGATACTGTATTCCGCAAGTACAAGCAGCCTGCACGTCAAGCAGTACAACGCTTTGGCTTAGAAAATGTAGGTACATTTATTCAGAAGACTTACGACAAAAAGCCTGATGAAGAAGTCGAGATTATGCACGTTGTGATGCCACGGGCAGAGCGTGATACGTCAAAGCGTGACAACAAGAACATGCCGTTTGCCTCATACTACATTTGTATGAACTCAAGCATGTTGATTTCCGAAGGTGGTTTCCAAGAGTTCCCATACATCGTTCCTAGATTCTTGAAGGCAACAGGGGAGATTATGGGGAGGTCGCCAGCAATGGTGGCGTTGCCGGACGTTAAGATGCTTAATCTGATGTCTAAGACAATCATTCAAGCTGCTCAGAAACAAATAGACCCTCCCTTGCTTGTTCCTGATGACGGGTTTCTTCTCCCAATCCGCACACAGCCTGGTGGCCTCAATTTTTATCGTGCCGGTTCACGCGACACAATCACTCCATTAAACACTGGCGCCAACATTCCGATTGGCTTGAGCATGGAGGACCAACGGCGGCAAGCAATTCGGTCTGCGTTTTATGTTGACCAGTTGCTTGTTGGCGGTGCGCCAAACATGACAGCAACAGAGGTTGTTCAAAGGCAGGAAGAGCGCATGAGGGTGATTGGCCCTGTTCTTGGCAGGCTGATGAATGAAATGTTGCGTCCACTGATTGACCGTGTGTTTGCGCTGATGTTGCGTGAAGAGATGCTGTCTATCCCGCCTGAGATTTTGCAAGGCCGTGATATTGACATTGAGTATGTCTCCCCGCTTGCAAGAGCGCAAAAATCCAGCAGCCTGAACAGCACAATGCAGGCGCTAGAAATCCTGCTGCCACTGGCGCAGGCGTTGCCGGTAACTGACCACCTTGACCCTGACGGTTTGGTGGAGCATGTTACTGATTCTCTTGGTGTTCCCAAGACGACACTGCGCTCTAGCCGTGAGGTTGCGCAAATGCGTCAGGAGCGTGCCGCCGCTGAACAGCAAATGATGCAGCGCCAGCAAGACCAAGAGGATGTATATACGGCAGCGCAAGCAGCTCAGGCAGTTAGGATGGTGGGGCAGTGAGAGAGCTAGAGCAACTCAAACATATGTATAAAACAACCTTCGATAGCGAAAGCGGTCAGAAGGTATTGCGAGACCTTGAGGGGCGCACAAACTGGCGTGCCTTGAGTTATGTGGCTGGCGATGCCAATGCCACAGCCTTCGAGGAAGGAAAACGTGCTGTTATCCTTCACATTCACAACATGCTCACAGAGGAGTAATTATGTCAGAGGAAGCTATCGAACAGGTAGCCCAGCCTGAAGCTGTGCTGGAAACCCCAGCAGAAGTAGCGCAAGGCGGGTCTGGTAACGATTTCTTGCAAATGATACCAGAGGAGTTGCGGGACCATCCTAGCATCTCACCTATCAAAGACGTGGAGAACTTGGCGCGGTCATATGTAAATGCCCAGCGTCTTATCGGAGCGGACAAAATTCCAATGCCGCACAATCCTACAGACGAGGATTTGGACCGGATTTATTCGAGGCTTGGGCGGCCAGAGTCGCCTGACCAATACCAGTTTTCTGTAGATGGAAACATCGTGACAGAAGAGGTTGCACAACAATACGCAGACATTGCACATCAACTGCGGCTAACACCAGAACAAGCCAGTGGTGTGCTTGATTACTACAAGAGTGTCGTTGAGAACACAGGTGTTGCAAATATGCAACAGGTTGAAGCTCAACGTGCGCAAGCAGAAGAAGCGTTACGGCAAGAGTGGGGCAACAACTATGATGCCATCGTCACCCGTGCCGCAAAAACTGCGCAAGAGTTTGCCGACCCAGAGGTGTTTGACCTGGACTTGGCTGACGGAACAAAGCTTGGCAACAACCCTGAATTTATAAAAGCATTTGCAAAAATTGCAGAATTTAGGCAGAGTGTGACAAGTGAAGACACAGTTTCTGAGCCATCCCAAACGTCTTACATGACACGGGAACAGGCACAGGCTGAAGCCAACGCAATTATGATGTCTCCGGTCTACACGGATAAATCAAACATTGTGGCACGGCAACAGGCTGTAGAGCGTGTCCAAGAGCTTTATAGGTTCATTCATGGAGAATGATGTAGATATTCGCCTTGAGTGCCTAAGACTAGCGGTTGAGTTTGGAACTCAGCGTGATGTCGTGAATCCGGCCCATCTTGCAGATTCTTACTACAAGTGGGTCACACAGGGTAGCGAGTCATCTCGTCCTGTTGGCAGTCGGGAAGACGACAGCCCCAAAAGGGCTAATAAAGCTAGGGGTGTCCGCAAGGGTAGCACACCGCAACTCGTGTAAATGTAACCGTGAAAAAGGAGGACAGAAATGTCCAATCAAGTAACCACGGCATTTGTACAACAGTACTCTGCAAATGTGCAGATGCTTGCACAGCAGATGGGTTCCCGTCTGCGTGATGCGGTGCGCATTGAGAATATTGTTGGTAAAAATGCCTTCATCGACCAAGTCGGTGTAGCTACGGCGCAGCTTCGCTCGTCACGCCACGCTGACACTCCACAGATGGACACGCCACACGCACGGCGCCGTTTGTCTTTGGCTTCATATGAGTATGCAGACCTGATTGACGACCAAGACAAGGTTCGTATGCTCATCGACCCAACCTCATCCTACGCAATGGCCGCAGCAGCAGCTATGGGCCGCGCAATGGATGATGTCATCATCACTGCTTTTGATGCAGCAGCAAGCACAGGTGAGACAGGTTCAACCAGCACAGCTTTCGACACTAATCAGGACGTTGCCGTTTCTGTTGGTGGTGCTGCTACAAACATGAACCTGACAAAGCTGCGTGAAGCTAAAAAGCTGCTTGACGAAGCTGATGTTGACCCATCAATCCCACGTTACATCGTTGTAGGCCCAAGCCAGATTCATGCGCTTTTGGCTGACACCAGCGTTACTTCAGCGGACTTCAACACCGTGAAGGCTCTGGTACAGGGTGAAATCAACGAGTTCATGGGTTTCAACTTCATCATGTCTAACCGTCTTTCTGTAGACGCCGATAATGTCCGCACATGCTTTGCATGGGCGCAAGAGGGCATGGCGTTGGGTGTCGGTAAAGATGTTTCTGCAAGAATTGATGAGCGTGCTGACAAAGGCTACGCAACTCAGGTCTACTACTGCATGGACATCGGTGCCACCCGTATGCAGGAAAACATGGTTGTTCGCATCAAGTGCGATGAAGACGACCTTGACGGCTCAGCTTAAAGAAAGGGATTGAGAGATGACAACAAAGAACTCTGACCTCATTGCCAATCTTGAGGCACTTCCACAAGTCGCTAACCCAGCTTCTGAGCTTGGCGGTCGTATCCGCGTGGCACAGGGCAACGTGGCTCTGGCGGCTGGTGACAGCACCGATGACGACATCGTAATGCTGGCACCTGTTCCAACAAACGCAACTCTTGTTTCAGTTCGTGTTGGCTCAGATAACCTTGGCGGCACATGCACATACAATGTCGGATTCTATACGAATGACGGCGTTGTTGTGGATGAGGACGCTCTGGCTACTGACGTTGCCGATGCCGCTGGCGTAGCGGAACTCCGTTACGAAGTGGCTGACCTCAACACAACTGGTCAACAGGTTTGGGAACTGGCAGGCCAGTCTTCAGACCCAAGTGATGTGTACTATATCGCAGCTACCTTCAGTGCAACTGGCGGTTCGGCTGG